CCACAACCTTATAGTCCCCCTTCCCGGAGACACTTGGCATCGCTGCCTTTGCGCCCGGGACATTCTTCTTTTTCTTGCGTGACATTAGTGCTCTCAATATCGCGGCACCAACCTGCGCGCGACAGTACGGCGTCAATCCGTGCTAATGTTGCCTCGTCCAGGTGCCTCATCTCAAATGCAAACTGCTCAAACCTCTCCATTGAGGGCTTGTTAGACAGCAGCACGAAAAGAGCCTTAACCCAGTTGCACGGCCTGCCGACAGGGTCACCCCCATCATATCTTAGCGAGCAGAGCTCAAACCAAGACGCAGAACCTTTGCCATAAGCAACGTAGTGTTTGCAGCAGGCGCCTAGAGCATCATACTTCTCCTTGGCACCTTCCACAAACGTTTCAGCACAGTCGTCACCCACCGACCTGGACCACCCTTTCTGTAAAGGCAGGGATGGGTCCGTCAGGGCTTCCCAATTTTGCACCAGGCGCGCCTTGTAATTGCGCGTCCATGAATTTATGGTGCCAGTAGGGTAACCCCCCGATTTGGTGATGCCAGGACGAGGCTGCGTATGCAGGGTCCCGTCCGGCAAGCAAACAACTGGATGATTCCAGAGCTTGGACCTGTTGTCGATCACAGTAGTTAACTTAGGGCCGGCATTCTGCGCCTTAGCCACACCAGTGAAAAACTGGGTATTCTCCCAATCTTGCACGGTGTAGTCGTAAGAGCTCATATCCGAGTGCGCCCGCGTTTTCTCCGGATCCCAGAGGATATCATGGATTTTCGCCATGTCTTCATCTGATGCACCGGCACCGATCATGCTTGGTATGGTTTCCCAATTGGAAACACACGCTTTGCAGAACTGGCCGATGGACATACGGTCTATCAACTGGTCTATTAAGGAACAACCCATAATGATCCTAGCCTTGCCCACATCCAACTTTGCCACTTTCGTGGGTTCATTTTTGAGATGTAGCCGCCAAGGGTCAGCGTAATTGTTCTCTACCGCCTTTACGGCGAATTCATCAGCATCCTCCACCTCCCCCAAACTCTTGCTCAGGGCATTCCAGCGCCCCTTTACGACTACTTTGATCAACTCCCCGAATTCATCGAGAAGCTTACCATTTTGCCCAGCGAGTTTGTTACACGGGACACCGGGGCCACTGCGAGGCACGACATCCAACACGGCTTCTGTGTAAATCCGGTTGAATGCCTTGACGGCAGCAGCTCCGTCCCCAAAAGATTTCTCTATGTAGGAACAGTCGACGCGCGGGTACTCTTTCCAGAGTTCCTCTGCGACTTCTGCGTGTCTTGGGGGGGGTTCCCGCCATGATTCCTCTGCTGTCCCGTAGTTTGCTGCGAGCGTTGATTTAACAACGGCAAGCGATCTGTTTGGGTAGCGCAAACTGCTGAGCTCTTTGAGCTCTTCTGCTGCGCGTTCGAGGTAGGCGGTGGTGGGGGTTTGTTTACCACCGAAGCTGTAGAGCTGCGAGCGGCCGACGGCACTTTCATTGGTGACGTCTGGCTGCTCTTGCTCATCAGCCTCACCTTGCTGACCTGCACCGACTGGTTGATACTCTTCGAACCATTGGTAGTCTGCGAGGTTACGGATGTAGTCGAGGGCTTGTCTCGGACCCCATCCAATGTCCGAGACCGACAAAAATCCTGCTCGAGGTTGAGAGTCGATGTGGTTTCTTTCGCTTCACCGGCTATTACCGGAGTTTGCGGCAGTACCACGACGACAGGCTCCTCAGGAGTCATGTCCAGCATGACGGGTTCAATAGGAATCACATTCAAGTAACCCCTGACCCGCTCCACTAGAGATGGTCCCTCTGGCAGGATGACGCTAACCCCTTCGACGCCGGCACTTTCGTTCTCGTCGTCCACGGAATCTGCCCAATCAAAACCCGTACTACGGGATTTGACAGGCACACGTGCCATTGCAAGATTGTACTCTTTGCCCTTAACTTTCAGCTCGAAGGCATTTTTGCCGAGCTTGACCTTATACCGCTTGGCATAGCCTTCGGAATCGGATTCTAGCTCTTCCTCAGAGTCGGAGTGTCGCGCGCCGCGAACATTCCTGTTGCGGCCGAGTTTCTCCCACTGCAAGTTTTGGCGATATGCTTGCTTGGTCAAGTACGACTCGTTCACTACAATGCTCTTTTTCAGAACTTGTAGCGGGAAACCGTAGTTGAACCCTGCGTCGCTAGTTTTGCTATGGAGGTGAATCCCAACTAAT